CCGCTTCCGGGGTCAGGCGGATTTCCTTCTCCATCAGGATTAACCTCCTTCTGCTTGGCGGCGAGTTCTGCGGCCTTTTTCTCCTGTTCCTCGGCGTAATCCATACTCATACGGTACGCAAGCTGCGGGTCAGAGAACAGACCGCAATGGGTAAACGCCAGAACCGGGGCAATCTTCGGATTGGCAAGCATGGCGGTCAGCACATTTGCCTTTTCCGTGATGTTTTCGTAATTTCTGCGGGTAAAGCGGATTTCCAGACCGCTGAGTTTCAGCGTCAAGTCGCTCAGGTCACGGCAGATACGTAGAACCAGCTTCAAGAAATCCTTCTCAGACTGCTTGAACATCAGCTCGGAGTCCTTCGCCCTCGCTTCGGCAGCAGACCAGCCATCACGCATGATGACCGCAGAGCCGGTATCGCTGGTGGAAGAACCACCGTTGCGATTCGGCATACCGCAGATCGTCAGGACGGTGTTATACATACTGTCCACGAGGGTCTGCGTCTGCGTCTGGTTCATTTCCGAGGTCAGATACTCGATTTCAGCTTTGAACTGCGGGTCAATGTCCTTGTACTTAATTGCCCCCTCGTCACGGAGCTGGCGAAAATCCTCGGTGTTAATGTCAACATTGTGGAACAGCATGAGCGCCTGTACGAACTGCTCTACACCGTCAAGGCGGTTGCTCTCCACGGTGTTAATAGCGTCCAGCAGAGGGAGGACGATCTCAAAGGCTCCCAGACGAGCCTTATTCGCCGGATACTCGATGATGGGAATACCCAAAATCTGAGGTTCGCTCCGAATGATCGCCCAAGTGTTCTCTACCTCGTAGTAGTGGTCACGGGTGTAGCAACTGAAAATCAGGTTTCCGTTCTCGTCCTTCACATACTTCACGCCCATCATGGCAGGATTGCCGAGGGCGGTGGAGTAGACCACAAAAGCGAAGCGGGGGTCAAGGGTGAAAATCTCAAAGGGAGCTTCATCTTCCTCCACATCGGCTTCTCCATCAGGAAGCACCATGCGATAGGAAGTTCCGCCGATATGCGACCAGTCCGCCAGTTCCTTGTCCTTGGCAGGCTTATCCTCGCTGAGAACATAATCATTCAAGCGGCTGACCTCAGCGGAAATGTTCTCGTCATCGCTTCGGCTCACATACTGAACGGGTTCACCCATCAGATAGCCGACCTTGAAGGACACGATCTCATTAGCTCGGTTTTCAACGACCTTGTTGCAGATTTCAGGCCGTACTTCCTTCTCCCGGTAAAGCACGGGCTGATCTCCACGATAGTACCGATAGAGATAGTCAATGTCGGCGCTGTTTTGCAGATGGACGAATAGAGCCTTTTGCAGAACATCAATGATGTTCCCGGCATTGATTTCGGCAACATCGGTATAGATTACACGACGACCAAATAACGCTCTCGCACCCACTTACAGCACCTCCTTCTCTCTACCTATTATCTCTCCTATCATTGTACCAAACTCTCCAATGGTTGTCAATACAAACCTTTTATCATACCATTCGCCACAACATTTGTCAAAAACAACTTCTCAGTAAGGACGCTTGAAAACCTCTACCTTGCCCCCGGACAACATACGGATTTCGTTTTCCAATAGAGAGAGGGAATCAGGAGCGTCATCGTGCGGAACCTTGCCGGAGCGGGTGTAGGTGGTCACTTCCTTCATGAAGTTCCAATACTGACTACCCCGCTTGTAAGTGGAGGGGTGCTTGAAGTAGAAGTTTTTCTTGATGTTGTCGGAAGCGAACTCAATACGGGTCTGCTTGTTGGAGATCGTGCGCTTCGTGCGGATACCAACGGAGTACCCACGCTCACGAATGATCTGGTCAACATCTCTGGCATAATACTGACCGGCGTTGTTGGACTCAAAGACAGCGGAAGCCGCCTTGTTCTCAATCAGGCACTTGGCACATTCCGGCTTCGTCACCTCAGCGGGGGAGTCATCAAAGACTACATCAACGATATACACATCGTTGCCGTAAATCTTCGCCACCGGCATGGAGGTCGAGTCCGTGCCGCTTTCCGCCGTATCGCCAACAGCGATGATGGTGTCCGGATCACGGTCTTTCGGCAGCTCGAAGAAGTAGTTCAGCTCGTCCTTGTTGAACAGCAGACCCTTCGCTTCAAAGGGCTGTTGCTGGAACTCACTCTCAAACTGCTCTGCGCTCAGAAGCTCCCGCTGCTCCCGGAAGTAGGCGGTGGTAAAGACCTTCTTGCCCTCCCGCTCGTATTCATAATTGCTCTCGTCCGTCACGAGATCGAGGGCGGGTATCTCAATCGCCCTCCAAGCCCACCCCTCCCGCTGTGCGTGTTCCTGCACACGACCGATGGGGTCATACAGGGAATAGCGAGTGCCGGTAAAAACCATCGGCGTACCTTCAATGGCACGACCCATAATATCGCCGGAGATCACTTCCCACTTGTCATCAAGCCGCTGGCGGTTCTTCGCTTCCTCACGACCCTCCACACAGTCATCTAATATCAAAGCGTTACTCGCTTCCGACAAACCGACCTGTCTTGCATCAATAGATCGGCACATGACAGTAGGAAATCGGGACTTGTTCAGAAGGTTAATGGTCTTTGTATCGGCATTGGTTTGAACCAACGGGACAGCGGGAAAAATGTCATAGTAGTTATACTCGTTCGGAGTCTGCAAATATTCAAGACAACCGTTATAGAAGCTCTTAACAAGGTCATCACCTGTGCCCTCCATGAGTGTAGATTTGTCAGGAAATCGCCCCGACAACAAAAGGGTGAATAATATCTCGGTCTGGCTCTTACCAGCTCTTTTAGGCATGGAAACGGTCAGTAGGCGCAGCTTCCCGTCCAATACCTCCTGATAACCTTGTACCATTGGACGAAGATAATGGCGGCGAGGGGCATAAAATCTCTTGTGGGGAGGGCGGTCGATCTCGATTGCTCGTGCAAAATCATCCAAACAGTAGGGAGCGGAATAGAAAAGCTGCTTCCTGAAAACATCATGCAAACTTTGAATAACCTTTGTTTGCCCGTTCTCTTTGGCAAGCAACATAGATTTTGCAACTCGGCTCATTAGCTGGTGATTTAACTCACAAGCGGTTGCAATATCAGACTCACCCTCATTTCTCAAACACGAAAAAGCGTCCGTGTAGAGAACTGTATCAAGGGGGCTGTTATCCATTCGAGCGCAAATGGCGTTAAAAATCATTTTGTTATCCATTCAGTTACACCTCCAATGCCTGTTCAGGGGTCATGTGCTTTTGATGAATACGGAACGACACAGTATGATAATTCAGCTCCCGTTCTCTCGCCCATGCCGACAAAGGCTGAGTTTTACCGTTGATGGTGACGAGATGATTATTTCGAGTATTTTCATTTTGTTCTGTCCTCGTTGCCCAGCGGCAGTTTTCAGGGGAATAACCCTTGTCATTGTCAATCCTATCAATACTCAAATCATCAGAATAACCATTGGCGAGTGCCCACTCCTGAAAAACGGCGAAAGAGCGAAGCCATTCATCACAAATAGTAATTCCTCTCCCGCCGTAGTTTGAGTAACTGGGCTGTTTCTTATTGTAACACCGATTCTTCATGCCGTTATAAATACGATAAAGACGAGAATTAGTTTGCCCATGCGTTTTCGACGCTTGGCTGAGTTTTTCTTTCTGCAAGCAACCGCAGGAAAGAGTATGTCCGTTCTTTACCAGATACGGAAGAACTACCACTTGTTTACCACAATCACATCGGCAAAGCCAAAGCCACTTGCGCCGCTGATCGGAATGTTCAAATCCGCAAACGGTCAAGCGTCCAAAACGCTGACCTATCCACTTTTCATTGATTGCGCTTTCTCTCATATTTCCTCCTTTTCGGAAAAGGGCTACCCGTGTATTTCTACACAGATAGCCCGTCATGGCTGTCACTCCTGCCCTTGCAGAAGCCGATTATAAAATTTTCGGTATCACAAACGCCAGAACCAGCAAAATAGAACTGATTATCAGGAAATATCCGATTACATTGAGAAAAAACCTCATGGTGTAACCAACTCACATTCCGACCAATTCCCGGCATCAAGACACTTACCTTCAAAAGTGATAGTATCTCCAACTTTGACTGTCTTTAGATTTTCCTCTTGCTCTTTCTCGAACTCGGCATAAAAGAAGACGATAGTGTTATCGACCTTTGTTTCCAGAGTCAGCGTTGCACCACCTGTTAGATTAAACAACCCGTCATTGGTCATTCCGTTAATTTTTGCCGTCACTCGATAACGGTTATACTGGTATAAATCATCTGCTACCAGCTCGTTTTCCTTATAGGCATGGTAAATTTCATCGAAAGTAGCCGTACCGACTGCCGAGGTATCCTCGGAAGTCTGTGGTTCAGACTCGGCAGAAGAAGACTCCATTGGGGGGGGTAACATCAAAATGGCAACACAAGAAAAAATAGTTATCACAATAATGATACCGCACAGGAGATAAACCACTCTCTTTTTCTGAGGACTAATTTCTTTCTTCACGATCAACCCGCCTTTCTTGCCCGGTCATACCATGTAGACCGACTAATGCCGAGTTCTCGGCAACAGTCCGCTACGGTAATTTTAATCTCAAATATTGCGAAGTCTATACTCTTTCGGCCACTCATTGAAAGGCGTGACTTCAGAAGTAGTATCTGTTCCGGGAACATACCCTTTCGATTTCAGCCATTCGATAGCGTTACGATTTTCACCATTAGGAACTGACGGGAAAGTTAATGCCTCCTTA